TAATAGTAACTGATAAAGATGGATTTATGGTAGATACTGAAACAGCAAAACAAGAATTTAGACAAGATATAGCACAAGGAATAAGACAAGCATGGGAATATAGAGTAAAATTCTTAGGAGAAGATGAAGCAACTGCAAAAGCAATGGTAAAAGATGAAGAAATAGAAAATGTAGAAGAATAGAGGTGCTAATAAATGTTAACACCGGAATATTTAAGTTTAATAGAATTTAATGATGTTGTGAATATATACAATAAATTAAATATAGAAATAATGTCAGATATAATAAAAAGAGTTTCACAAATGCAAGACATTACAGAAACAACAAAAAAGCAACTAGAAATATTAAAACAAACAAATGGTACAAAGATATTTAATGAAACATTAGAAAAAACATCAATGTTAACAGCAGAAACGAAAAAAGTATTAAAAGATTTATTTAATAGTATGGTAATAGAAGATATACAAGGATATAAGGAATTATATCAATATCGTAATAAACTATTTAAACTAAGTGAAAACCAATATAAAATATTAAATCAAGGATTAAAACAAACAAATAGATTGTTAAAAAATATGACAAATACAATAGCATTTCAAAGCAAACAGACTTATGTAGAAGCCATTGACAAAGCTTATATGCAAGTAGTAAGTGGTGCTTTCGATTATGCAACAGCAATAAACAATACATGTCAAGAGTTGGCAAATAAAGGGATAACATTAAAAGATAAATTAGGAAGAGATGTACAATTAGAAGTAGCAGTGAGAAGAAATGTATTAAGTGGGATACATGAAACAGCAAATAATATAAATAGAGATATTGAAGATTATTTAGGGTGTGATGGTTATGAAGTAACAGCACATATAGGAGCAAGACCAACACATGCAGAAGCACAAGGAAAGCAGTATGCTATAAATAAAGAAGATGCTACTAAATATAAAGTTGGTTTATGGTCAGATGTTTCAAGTTTATGGGAAGAATACAACTGTAGACATACATATTTTGGAATAATATTAGGAGTATCTGAGCCAGCATATGAAAAAGATGAGCTGAAAGAATTAAAAAATGCAACTGTGACTTTAAATGGTAAAGAAGTGCCATATTATGAAGCAACACAAAAACAAAGACAGATAGAAAATGCAATAAGAAAACAAAAAAGAACTGTACAGATATTAGAAAAGGCTGGACAAGATATAACAATACAAAAAAGCCAATTGGCACAACTACAGAAGAAGTATAAGGATTTTTGTAAAGAGACATGTTTAGAAAAGGATTATAGTAGGGTACAAGTTGCAAAGGCAGACAATACAACAATAAAGCAAGAAAACAAGTACAAAGATATAACAAGTAATTTTGTAAAAGCTAAAAAGTACAAAGTAAAAGAACAACAATATTACAAAGATAATCAAGGTAATAAATATAAGGTAGATGGTAAAAATGTAGTATTAGAACCAACAAGAAGAGAAAGAGAAGTAGCTAATACATTAGGAAAAATATATGGAGGACAAGTCAATATAATACCTAGAATAAATGAACCAGAAAATATAAAAACCCCAGATTATATAATAAATAATGAAAAATTTGATTTAAAACAAATAACTGGTGGTGGGAAATGGACAATAGAAGGAAATTTGAAAGGTAAAAAAGAACAAGCAAATAATTTTATTATAGATATAACAAATGCTAAATTAGATATACAAGAAGCGAAAAGACAGATAAAAATTATATATAATTCAAGTCATTTTACTTGGATTAATAAGATAATTTTAATAAAAGAAGAATCAATGATAAAAATTTATAAAAGAAAATAAAATTAAATTGAAGTCAACTGCGAACCAAGGGGCTCTCAACTGACTTCAATTTTTAATAATATTATTAACTTAATTATACAATAAATTAGGTTAATTATCAATAGTTTATGCAGAAAAGATTAAATTAGTCATTAAATTTTTAATATATACAAGAAGCTGACAAGCTTCTTTTTTTAGTGCCTTTTTACTTGTTACAGGCGATAAAGAATAACAAAGGTGTGGGAATTACTTTATTACCCAAATAAAAAATGGAGGTTAAAAACTATGGAAAATGAAAAACAAGATAATGTAGTTACTCAGACTACAGATGAAACACAAAAAACTGAGGGAACAGTTAAAGAAACTGTTGAAAAAACTGGAAAAGAAGAAGTAAAGACTTTTACACAAGATGAAGTCAATGCAATGTTAGCAAAAGAGAAAAAGAAAATGCCATCAAAAGAAGAATTAAAAGCTTTTAAAGAATGGCAAGAAACACAGAAAACAGCAGAACAAAAACAAGCAGAAAAGGAAACAGAATTTCAAAATGCATTATCAAAAAATGCAGAATTAGAAAAAGAAAATGAAGTTTTAAAAGCTGGCGTAAAATTTGATGATGTAGATTATGTAATATTTAAAGTTTCAAAAACTGAGGGAGATTTTAAAGATAATTTACAAAGTTTCTTAAAAGAAAATCCCAAATATTTGAACAAAGAAAATATTGATAGTAATAACACTTTAAATATGGATATCAATTTAGGAGGAAATCACGAGAACAAAACTCAAATAACAAAAGAAGAATTTAACAAGATGAGTTATCCAGCTAGGTTAAAACTGTACAATGAAAACAAAGCATTGTACGACCAATTAGTAAAAAAATAAAAGAAGAAAGAAGGAATGAAAAATGCCAGAAGTAACAAAAGTGGAAAATATAATTAATCCAGAAGTAATGGGGGATATGTTAGATGCTAAAATAGAAGCACAATTAAAATTAACACCTTATGCTAAGGTAGATACTACTTTGCAAGGAGTACCAGGAGATACAAAAACTGTACCATCTTGGAAATACATAGGAGATGCAGAAGATGTAGCGGAAGGAGAAGAAGTTGATACAACAAAAATGGAAACTGGAAAAGAAACATTTACAGTAAAAAAAGCCATGAAATCAGTATCAATAACTCAAGAAGTTATCAACTCAGGATTAGGAAATCCAGTAGGACAAGCGGAAGTACAACTTGCCAAGTCAATTGCAGGAAAAGTAGATAATGATGTTTTAGAAGCAGTATATAAAGGACAAATGACAGCTGGAGATGGAAGCAAACAAATTGGTTATGAGGGTATTGTAGATGCTTCAACAAAGTTCGAAGATGAAGAAGATGGAATTGAAAAAGTTTTATTTATTCATCCAGCTCAAGAAGCTACTGTATTAAAAGATAGCAATTTTATATCTGCTGACAAATATGAAGCAGGAGTAATGGTAAGAGGTGCAATTGGTAAAGTGGCAGGTTGTCAAGTAAAAAAATCTAAAAAAGTAAGATTAGTAACTTTTGAAAAAGATAATACAGCAACAACAGGAGCGACTACAATAACAGCTGATAACCTAGCAGAATATCAAAACAAAATTGACCCAACTGTTAAATTAGAAGTAGGAGACAAAGTAAAAGCTATTGCAAGTGCTTCTCAATATTATGTATGTCCAGTTATAAAAATGGAAGCAGATAGCAATGATACAGAATATACAGAAGATGAATTACCAGCTATAACAATATTCTTAAAGAAAGATACATCTTTAGACCATGATTGGTATTCTAAAAAACAAACACATGAGTTTACAACAGCAAGATATTATGGAGTTGCATTAACAAATGCTGCAAAAATAGTATTAGCAAAATTCAAAAAATAGGAGTTGATAAAAATGGTATATGCAGACTATGAATATTATAAAAATAAATATTATGGAACATTGCCAGAGGACTCTTTTAATTCACTGATTTTAAAAGCAAGTAGAGAAATTGATATAAATGTAAATACTAGATTAACTCAAACAATAATAAATAATTTGCCAGAAGAAGCACAAGAACAGTTAAAATATACTGCTTGTGCTTTAATTGATTTAATACAGGATAAAAATAATGATATTAAAAGTAAAGTTAGTTCTATCTCAATTGATGGAGTAAGTAAGACCTTTAAAACTACATCATATCAAGAATATATAAATAATAAAAATGAAATTATAAATTATTTACCAGATGAATTAACAAGGTATTTGTAGGAGGTGTGTTGTGTCAAATTTTCCAACTCAAGAAATAACTATTTACCATAAAAATAAGCAAAATAAATATGAAAGATATGTAAAAGAAGTAAGTGTAAGGAACACATCAATACTAAATCATAATAAAAACGGTTTTAATAGTAGTGATAAAGCTATAATTAGAATTTTTGATGTAAAAAGCTATAATAAAAGCATACACATTCAAAATACTTCTTCAATATTAAATTGTCCACTGAATTGTTTTTTAGGAGAAACATGGAAAGTAGCCCAAGGAGATATTATAGTTAATGGAGTTGTAAAAGATGAAATAGAAACAACACCAAATACAGAATTAAGTAAAAAATATGGTAAAGAAAATGTTTTTAAAGTAAATAGTATAAATGTATTAATTTATGATGATAAAGACATAGAAGAATTAAACCATGTAAAATTGGGGTGTATATAGATGGCATTTATATTAAAAACAAAACCACTACAAACAATTTATAAAAATTTGGAGTTAGAAGATAGAGGGAAGGTACAACAATTTTTAGGAAAGACAACAGCTGATAACTTAAAAAAATATGTTTCTTTTGATTCTGGAGTTCAAGAAGGAGCTACAAGGAGTATAGAAGGTGGAACAAAAGTTATTATTAATGTACCATATGCAAGATTTCAATCAGAGGGTAAAGTCATGGTAGGTATACAAAGTAGAAAAGCATGGGCTAAAAAAGGAGAAAGAAAAGTAGTTGTAGATAAAAAACTGAAATATCATAGTGATAAATTAAGAGGAGCACACCCATTTGAAAGAATGAAGGCAGATAAAGGAAATAGTATATTACTTCAAACAGCAAAATATGCAAGGAGGTTTAGTTAATGGAAGAAGCAATAAACAAATGGTTATTAGAATATAAACCAATTAAAGAAATAGCAGAAATGATACATACAGAAGAACTTCCAGATGAAACAGATACATTAGCTTTACAAAGAAGTGGAGTTGAGAGTTTACAATTAAGATATATTAATGATAAAGGATGGTATAGACAATATCAATATGTATTGCTATTAAAATCAAATAGTGAAGATGATTTACAAAGATTAAATAACTTAGATTGGTTAGATGATTTAAGTAATTGGATACATCAAAAGAATATATCTAGAGATTATCCAGAATTAAAAAATATGAAAGTAAAAAAAGTAAGCTGTGCAAATGCGATAACTTATGAAACTAGTGAAGATGGTTTGATAAGTACGTATTATTTACAGCTTTATTTTGATATAAAAGGAGGAAATTAAAAAAATGGCAGAAAATGTAGAAGTTTTAAAAGATGTAATGGAATATGATGAAGGGCATTACTTTGGAATAAATAATGAAATAGTACTAGGTGGAGTAATAACAGAGATGACAGAAAGTGCAAATCCAACAGAAAGTGAGAAACAATATATACATCAAAAATCAAAAGTAACAAAAGTAACAGGATTTTCAAATGAATTTCCAATAACAATGGATATGGTAAAAGGAGATAAAGTATTTGAATATATGTATAATTTATTCTATGAAAGAAAAGTAGGTTCTGATTTAGATGTAGACCATTATATAGTAAATTTATGGCAACCAGTGGCAGAACAACAAAATACATATAAAGCAAGAAAGATAACACAAACATGTTCAATAACAGAATGTAATGGTGCAGCTGGAGAACAAAAACAAATAACAGGTTCATTAAAAGGTGGAGACTTTGTTTATGGTACATTTAATACAAGTACAAAAACATTTACAGAAAATGCATAAATATAAAAGGTAGGATATTAAAGGAGAGTAAAAATAATGGAGAATAAAAGATTAAGTTTTGGATATGAAGATACAGATAAGAAAATAGAAATAGAGTTATATGGATTAGTTTTTGAAATAAATAAAGAAAAAATAATTAATAAAGATATAGAAAGTATAAATGAAAATGATGAAGATACTGTAAAAAGAGAAATTGAAGAAGTAATAGGAGAAGGTTCAGTTGAAAAAATAAATAATAAAAGGATAAGTGATGGATATAATAAAATGACATTAGATGTGGAAATAGCTGTTTTAACTTGTATATATAAGTCATATATAACAGCAACATCTGGAACAATGGTAGATGAAATCATACAAACAAATAGAAATATGGAAGATAAAGCTAAAAGTTTAAGTAATATAAATAGAGAACAAAGAAGAAATTACAATAAAAATCAGTATAGAAGAAATAGAAGAAATTATAGGAGATATTAATATGATTATGTTTAATAGACTACCTTATTTTGTAATATTACAAGGAAAGAAATATAAAATAAATGTAGACTTTAGAAATCTAATATCTTTTGAAAATAAATTGCAGGATAGGAGTGTTGAAAATTCAAAGAAGATAGAGTATGGATTAAGACATTTTTATCCTGCTTTTTTTTATGAAGAAAATTATAATAAATTGTTAATAAATCCTGAATTATATAAAGAAGCATGCGATAAATTAATATGGTTTTATAAATGTGGTAGAGAGGATTATCATAAAACAAGTGGAAATAGTAAAGTGAAGAACAAACAAATTTATAGCTATGAATTTGATGATGAATATATATATGGGGCATTTTTAGAACAATATAATATAGATTTAGCTTATGATAAAATACATTGGTGGAAATTTAAAGCACTGTTAAAGTCGTTAAAAGATGATACAGAGTTTATAAAGATACAAGGATATAGAGCATATGAAGGAAAAGATGAAAGTATGAAAAATTTGAGGGATTATTGGGAATTACCAAAGCCAGTGAGTGAACAAGAAAGATTAGATAAGTTGTATGAGATTTTGAAGTAGTTTATATTTTTAGAAACAATAAAAAAATATAAAAAAATTTGACATTCGACAAGTTTTGATAACGTTCGACATACATAACATGTTATACTTCTTTTATAGAGTAATAAGAAGGGGGATGAAACATGAAAATAGTCGAAAAATGTGCTAAATGTGGAACTACTAAAAAAGTTAATTTTGATGGGATGTGTAAAGAATGTTATGATAAGTCAATAAATGCTGTACCAGAGAATAATATAACACATGAAGATACAGAAAAACAAAATTCTATCAATAAAATATTTGCATTAGTAAAAGAAAAATTTACAAAAGAAACAATAAAAACAATAGCGATAGTTTTTCTAATATTCTTACTTTTTTGTTGTATATTTAGTGATGATGCTAAAAGAAATATAGAATTATCACAGCAAGTGGAAAATTTAACAAATAAAATATCTGAATTAAATACTGAGATAGAAAATAATAATAGTAAGTTAAAGGATAATGAAAAACAAATAACAACGCTAAAAGGTCAAAAAAGTATTTTAGAACAAGAAAAATCAAAATTAGAAAGTGAAAAAGGAAATTTAGAAAAAGAAAAAGGAGAATTAACTACAAAAGTACAAGAACTTGAAAAAACATCTGCAAAAAAGAATACAACACAAACAACAGTGGCATCTTCTAATTCTCAAACCAAAAAATCTAGTAGTTCAACTACATCAAGTAATACAAATTCATCAGTAGTTACTTCAAAAGCAAGTAAATCGAGTGCTACTCAAAATACAAATTCTTCAATGGTATGGGTTGGAAAGACAGGTATTAAATATCATAATCAGACTTGTCCAACCTTGAAGGGTAAAGGTTCTCAAATAACAATGCAACAGGCACTGTCAGAAGGTAGAACAGCTTGTAAGGTATGTCATTAAATTAAAAAGGATTGTGTGTAACAGGAAAGTATCTTGAATAAATTAATAGGAGGTACTTTTATGGAGAATGAAAAGAAATTATATCAAAAATGGTGGTTTTGGATTATTATGTTAATAATAGTGGCTATTATTGCAGTTACATTAGTGATTTTAATTGCATTTAATATGATTAATCCAGATAAAAATTTGACTAATTTATCAAAAGAATTAAAACAATATGATAATAATATAGCAGTATATCAATCATCAGGGAAAAATACAATTCTTATAAATTGTTATGCAAAAGACAAAAATGAAATGACAGATAAATCAAAAGATATTGGAAAAATAATGGGTGAACATATAGAATATTTATCTATATATGAAGATATAGTATTCTATTTTTATACAGATGAAGGAGAAAAAGCAACGTTTACATTTGATATAGATAAAAGAGAGGTAAAAGAGAAAGATACAGAAACATGGATTTTAGAAGATTCAACAGCACAAAAAAATATAGAAAATGAAATAAAGGAATTAGAAGAAAAAAAAGAAATATTAAGTAAAGAAATATCAGGTTTAGAAAATGAAAAAAGTAATTTAGATACAAGTATTGAAAAATTAAATTCAGATATTATTAAATTAAAAGGTGAACCTAAAACATATCCAGCAGGAAAATTAGTAGTAGGTGTAGATGTACCAATAGGGAAATATAAAATATATGATGGTAGTAGTAATTTTGTAGTGTATTCTTCTTATGGAAAATTAGAAGTTAATATTATTTTAGGAAAAGGAAGTCATGGAATATCAGAATATATTTATACTTTTAAGGAAGATGATAAAATAGAAGCTGATTCTTCTTTTAAATTAGTAGCAATTGAATAAAAATAAAAAGCATCAGATTAATTTCTGGTGTTTTTATTATGAATAAAAAGAGGTGATAATAATGGCAATAGCTCGGCTCACTTACATATGAGACAAAAATAGATAAAAGTGGATTTGAAAAAGATATAAAATCTTTAGGAAAATCAACTAATACAGTATCAAAAATAGTAAATGTTGCTATAGGAGCAATTACAACTGCAATAGCAGGTGTTAGTACATATGCAATTAAAGTTGGAAGTGATTTTGAAGAAGGAATGTCAAAAGTTCAAGCTATTTCAGGAGCAACAGGAGAGGAAATAGGTAAATTAACAGAAAAAGCAAAAGAAATGGGAGCAAAAACAAAATTTAGTGCTACAGAGAGTGCAGCTGCTTTTCAGTATATGGCAATGGCTGGTTGGAAGACAGAAGATATGTTAAATGGTATTGAAGGAATTATGAATTTAGCAGCAGCTTCAGGAGAAGATTTAGCAAGTGTTTCAGATATTGTTACAGATGCTTTAACAGCTTTTGGATTACAAGCTAAAGATAGTGCACATTTTGCAGATGTTTTAGCAAAAGCAAGCTCAAATTCTAATACAAATGTAGGATTAATGGGAGAAACTTTTAAATATGTAGCTCCATTAGCAGGGTCAATGAAATATAGTGTTGAAGATACAGCTGTTGCAATAGGACTTATGGCAAATGCAGGTATTAAAGGAAGTCAAGCTGGAACAGCGTTAAGGTCAATGCTTACAAGATTAGTTAAGCCACCAAAACAGGCAGCGGCAGCATTAGATGCTTTAAAGATATCAGCAAAAAATTCAGATGGTACAATGAAACCATTAGCACAAACGATGAAAGAGTTAAGAGTAAAATTTGCAAATTTAAGTGAAAGCCAAAAGGCAAGTTATGCAGCATCTATAGCAGGTCAAGAAGCTATGTCAGGTATGCTTGCAATAGTAAATGCAAGTGATGAAGATTTTAATAAACTAACGAAATCAATTAATAATGCAGATGGTGCTTCTAAAGAAATGGCAGACACAATGAATGATAATTTAAAAGGTTCAATTACACTATTAAAAAGTAATTTAGAAAGTTTAGGGATAAGAATATATGAAAAAATAAAAGAACCTTTAAAAAAAATAGTAAATACAATAAATAAATATATTAGTGAAATTCCAATTATACTAAAAAATATATATAATTGGACAAATAAGAATAAAGAGTTGATAAAAACAACAATAAAAGTAGTTGCATCTTTAACAGCAGGATATTTAGCATATAAAGCTACACTAATAGCAATAAATGCAATTCAATTAGCAAAAAATATAATAGGAACTGTATCAGCATTTCTAAGTTTAATACCAACAATAAGGTCAGCAAAAGATGCAATGTTACTTTTAAATATGGCATTTTCGGTAAATCCAATAGCTTTAGTTGTTGCTGGAGTTGTAGCTTTAACAACGGCTTTAGTTGCGTTTTCTTTAAAGCAAACAGATGCACAAAAAGAAGCTAAAAAATTTGCTGATGAAATGGCAAACTCAAGACAAAAAATGTTGGAATATAATGAAAGTATAGATAAAACTACAAATGCAGAGTTAGCACAAATAAATTCAGTTGGAAGATTAAGAGATGAATTAAAGCAATTAGTAGATGAAAATGGAAAAATAAAACAAGGATATGAAAGTAGAGTTGATTTTATATTAAATGAATTAAATAGTGCATTAGGAACAGAATATACTAGGACAGGAGATATAATAAATAAGTATAAGGAGTTACAAGGAGAAATAGATGAAATTATAAGAAAGAAAAAAGCTCAAATTATATTAGAAGGAAATGAAGAAAAATATAGAAATGCAATAAAAGAAGAAGAAAAAGCATTAAATGATTTAAAAAGTGCAATGGGCAAATTAAATGAAATTAAAGAAAAATATGGAATGACTTTAGACCAATTAAGAGAAAAGGCTCAAAATGGCATAGGAAAAGAAAAAGAAGAGATTGAAAATGTATTAAAAGGCTATGATGAGGCTACACAGACAGTTAAAGAAAATTATGAAATTCAAAAAGGATACACTGATAATTATTCTTTGTATATTCAGGGTAAATATGATGAAATAGGAAAAAGTATAACAGGAAGTACTTCACAGTGGACAGATGGTACATTGAATACTCTAGTAGAAGGAATAAAAAAGCAATCAAAAGAGTTAGAAGAATGGAAATCTACATATGAAGTAGCAGGAACAGAGCTATCAAAGACACAAAAAGAGAATGCAGAAAAGAATTTGGTAGAATTAGCACAAAATTTACATGATAGAACAAAAACTGTTGGAGAATTAGGGAGAGATGAATATATTGCATGGAAGTCATTGGCAGAAGGAAATTATAGAGTATATTCAGAACAATTAGGTAAAATGCATCCTGATTTAAAAAGAAAAATTGAGAATTTAACTGGATATTTACAAGGTGATACATCGCTTCCAGATGGTATGGAAATGTTGGTAAAAAAGACAACCTCAACTTATGAAGAAAAAATGAAGTTTCTTCTTTCAGCAACAGATAATAAATTAACTGATATAGAGTCAGAATTAAGAAATAATACAAGTATTCAAAATGAAGCTGGAATGATTGTAATGAGAGCAGGAAATGAGATAGAAAAAGACACGACAGTAAGTAGGGCTTCTAAGATGCTTGCAGATAATGCTAATAAACAATTTAATAATAATGTTGATGGAAAAAAGTGGGGAATAGATTTATCTGAGAATATATCAACTGGTATGACTTCACAAAAATCCCAAAATAGAATAACTGAATCTGCTAAATCAATAGCAGGTTGGATAAAATCAATTATAGGACATTCTGTACCAAAAGAAGGACCATTGAAAGATGAATTAACATATATGCCAGACATGATAGATAACTTAGTAAAAGGAATTGAAAAAAATAAATATAAAGTTGTAAATACAACAAGTCAATTAGCAGATGACATAAAAAATAGCTTTGAATTAGAAGAATTGAATAAAGAGATTATAAGAAAAATGCAAAATGCAGTAGCCCTAGAAACAGGTTCAATAAATGCAAAAGCAAGTATAAAATCCAATAATAGTATGATAAATGTAATACAAGCTAGTTTCAATGTAGATGGAAGTGTAAATATAGATGGACAAAAAGCAGGAAGAATAATTACACCATATATGACAAAAACGTTAAGAACAGGTGGTGCATATAGATGATAACAAAAGTTGTATATAATAACAAATCATTTAAAATTTTAAATGAGTATAGTTTTAAATTTTCTAACAATGAAGTTACATTCAATGATATAGTAATAGATTTTACAGGATGTACAATAGCAGATATACCATATAAATATCAAGAAATTAAAATTATGCAAGCAGATAATGAAGAAGATATATTAAATGGAGAAGTACTATTTACAGGTTATTTAGATGAGATAAATCTATCAGAAATGAAAATGAAGAAAGAATTTAGGGAGATGACATTAACATTGTTATCTCCTTTAAAAATGGCAACAAAAAGAAATATATCGTTAATAGGAACATATAAACTTAAAGAAGCTATTTCAAGGGTAATACAACCATTAATTGATGATGGATTTGAATTAAAGGAAATAAATATTCCAGATGGTCAAATTACAACTAATTATGTATTAGAAACTGTTGAAAACTGTATGAATGATATAGGATTTAAAAGAAATATATTCTGGCATATAAATGAAAAGAGAGAAATATTTGTAAATTCTATAGATTATTTATTTGGGTTACCAGTAAAAAAGGTAATAGATGAAAATAAAGAAGAAAAAGGCTTATTAAAGTTGCAACCAGAAATTTCTAATATTGATTATGCTAATGTAATTAATTTTAAAAATGTGAGATTAATTTATAGCGAAAAAGATACAAGAAACGATGATTCTTCGGCAGGGAAACATGGATATAATATTTATCCGATTGTAGATTTAGATAAAGAAATTAAAAAAGGAGACATTATCTCGTTTAATAATCCAATAATAGTTGATGAAGATACTCTAAAAAAAGTAATTACAGATAAAAATGATAATTATAAGTATAATTCATACTTTTGTATTTATATAGATATTAGAGTTGCTGATACAGAGTATAAAACATATGAAATAAAGATAATATGCAATAATAATGTACAAGGAGACTTTGAAATAAATGGGAATATAACATTTAGTAATGATAGTGGAGAAGAAGGAGAAATAGTATTACAAAGAGATAGCTTTTTTTCTAATTTAATTACAGGTTTTAAGTGGAATGGAGAAAATGCAACATTAGTTAATATAATGAGTGATACGGCATTAAGATATACAACTATGAGGTTTATGTATTCTGCTGAAATAAATAAGTTAAAGGGTATTATTTCAGATAGTGGACAAATAGAAAAAACAGTAGATTATAATGAAAAATGGACTACATTATCAGAGCTTACAAGTTATGCTAGGAGTTTGATGGTGCAAAATTCTAATACAGTAAATCAAATAATTTTAGAGTATGATATAAATCCAAATTTAAAGATTGGAGATATAATTGAGGTAATAGCTCCACAGTTTTATATAAAAGGGAAATTTGCTGTTAAGGATATAAGTTATACATATTATAATGAAATCGAACAAAATTGGCAAATAATATTAAAAAGTACAGATTTAATATCAACGTATATAGATATGTTTAGACCTGCTGAAAAAGAAGAAAATACTAATAAAATTAATACAGTAATATTAAGTGAATTTGTAGAGGAAAAAGTAAACGAAGTACATGGATTAGAATTAGATGAAAGTAAACATACACTTAATTTTAAATTATAAGGAGTAGATTTATGAAAATAAAAAATGAATTAGTAAGTTTCAAAATAGGAGATAAACAATATGATTTTAATAATTTAATACTTAATGAATATTTGAAAAGATTTGTAATAGCTCAGTTAAGTAAAGATAATATAACCAAAACAAGTATAGAGAGAGCATTAAATTATTGCTTAATAAAATTCGAATCTCCATTTGAGACTATTAATGGAAATGTGGAATTAAAAGAAAACGATTTTGATATATGCCTTATACCAGAAGTAAAACATGAACAGGAAATTAATGAAAATCAAATAATAGTACAATATAAGTATGAAATGCAAGAAAACACAACAATTATTGATTATAAAAAAAATATAATATCTATACCTAACGAAATAGTATTAAGTAATTATTATAATAAAAAAATAACTGCAATTGGTTTTGCGAGCAATATTTTAGATGATAATATAGCACCAGTATGTGCAGTATTAGATACATCAAATTACAATATATATTTACAAGAAAATCAAGAATTTGTAATAACAAGAAGAGATATAATAACAACAGATGCTCTATTCTATACAAACAATAAAAATAAAGTGCCAGGACCAGCACATTTAGCACCATATGGAATTGCACAAATATTAAATATAGATAATTCAATAAATTGGGGAAATTTTAATCGCCAAGGATATGGAATATTACATAGTATAGGGTTATCATCTTATACTGATTATATAGATAAAGAATTTATAATTGGAGAAGATATTCAAGTAGAACAAAATGGAACTGAATTAAATATAAAAGGAATAGAGAATTATCTTTCTATAGATAGTCCTCTTTTTTGTAGTGAAGATATATATGCAAGTACAAATTTATATGCTACAAAAAGTAAGTATAAATATGTAATTTTAAAATATAAAGTGTATCAACAAGTATATACAGGAGATTTTGCAAATGTAATATCAACACCAACAGATACAGGATACTACTATTATCAAGCAATACCAATTGATAAATTTGGAAAAATGAATTTAAAAATAAAATATGAAAGGGGTTAAAAATGGTTGAATTTGAAAATGGACAATTAGTTAAAGGTGCATATGTAATAATAGATGGAAAAGAATATCAAGTACATATGCCACAATACTCTGGACAAACACCTTTATCATCAGAAAATATGAATAAATTGCAAGATGATTTATTAAAAGCAGTATTTCCAATAGGTAGTACATATGTGACACAAGATAATACAAATCCTAATACTATATTAAAATTTGGAACGTGGGAAAGATTAAAAGGTAAAGTATGTTTAGGAATAGATGAAAACGATAGTGATTTTAATACTATAGGAAAAACAGGAGGAGAGAAAAAGCATGTTTTAACAATTGAAGAAATGCCTAGTCACAGACATAGTATGCAGATATGGAATTATTATGGAGGAGAGAGTACAGGAGCAAAAATTGCAAAAACAATGGATGAAGCAAATGGAGGTTCAACTAACAGCAATTCCATAAGCAGTACAGGTGGAGGACAAGCACATAACAATTTACAACCATATGAAGTAGTAGGATATATGTGGATAAGGAGGAGTTAGATGATTAAAAAGATAACTTATGAAGATAAAGTTTCAATACAAAATGATGAAAATATTGCAAGAAAAAATAAAGTTACAGATGAAGATATGAACGAAATAAAAGAAGTAGTAAATTGCAATGCACAAGATTTTGAAATTGCAAAAACTGATATATCAAATATTAAATCAGAACAAACAATGCAAAATACAAAAATAACAGATTTAGAAACCGACAATACAACAAATAAAGAAGATATATCAAACTTAAAAGAAAGTGTAGAAACATTAGAAACAGATAAAACAGAAAAAGAAAAAATAATATCAGACTTGAAAGAAGAAAACGAAAGATTAAAAGAAGATTTAAAAGGATTGCCAAAAGGACAAGCTTCAGGAGAAAGCATAGACTTAAATGATAGTGCAGAGATGAGAATGTTGGAGTTCGAGATTGGAGGAAATAGTAGGCAGGAGACAAGAGAAGGGTACAATTTGTTAGTTTTAGTAGATGGCACATACACAAACAGTGGAATTACAGCAGTTGTAAAAGATGGAATTGTAACATTAAATGGAACAGCAACAGATACAAGTTTTTTAACAATATTATTAACAACAGGTAATATAACACTTTTATCTAATACACAATATACATTAAGAGCATATAACGATAAAACAGTAGGAGATAGTGAAAATATATGTGCATTAAGACTTGGAGCAGATGGTATGAAACAAGCTAATTTATATAATGCTAATGCAAGATATACTTATAAGCAAGAGAGCGACTATACATTTAGTAGTATAATAATAAGAACAGCAAATGGAATAACTTATAATAATTATGTAATAAAACCACAACTAGAATTAGGAGATGGAACAGATAATTGGGAACAAGGAGGATCAAGTCCAAGCCCAGACTATCCAAGTGAAGTTGAGAGTTGTGGGGATAATGTGAATTTAAGCGGAATAGATAGTGTAAGTACAATTTCAAATGGATATCTAAATTCTAATACAGGAAGTTGCTGTTATGTTAGAGCAAATAAAACATATACAATTAGCTTTAATTCAAAAGTTGAAGGAAAGGTTAATGTAAGAGGGTTATTATATTCAAGTGGAACAGCAAACAATAGCTGGACTGAAGTTTTAGTATCAAATTTAACTTTAAAAGATGAAATATATGCAACGTTTACACCAAATCAAAACTGTTATGTAGCTTTCAGTGGAGGAGCATATAATGATGGAAATGATTTAGAAGATATATTTTATAATATCAAAATTGAAGAAGGTTCAATTCCAACTATATACAGCAAATATGGACAAGGTAATATAAATATTGAGATATGTAATAAAAATAAATTAAAAACAGAATTTACAGAAAATAACAAATTAACTGCAACAGCTTCAAGAGAGGGGTATTATATATTAACTAATTATAGAGCATATTTAGAAGCTGGAAAAACATATTCATTTAGTTGTAAAACTGATTTAAAGTATGGTTTAAAGCAAGATTCTGGAAAGGTTGTTTGTTATTTAATGCTAGATAAAAAATTCGATTATTTCGTACAAGTAATATCAAATCCTCGAAAAATTATGGTTAATAAAACAGGTTGGTATTATTTAAGATATGATATATATGAAAATAATACTACAGCATCATTTTGGGATTTTCAATTAGAAGAAGGAGAGGCAACGGACTACACACCACACCAATCTCAAACATACACAATACCAACACAAAAACCATTTAGAAAAGTAGGAGAATATAAAGATACATTTGTAAAGAAAGATGGGAAATGGTATGAGAGGCATTGGATAAAGAGACTGATTTTAGATGGTACAGAAACCTTCGTTTTAGTAAATGAAGTTGATAATACCCATTTATTTAGATTATCTAGTATTAAGTTACCAATTGAACATTATGCGGAAAATTATATATGTAATTATTTTATAGCAAATGGAGCAAAATTTGATACAGATTTAATAGGAAGTTATGTTTATGATAGTACAATTCGCTTTAGAGTAAATAGTTCAATAGCAACAACAATTGATGAATTTAAAACATGGCTATCAGACCAATACAACGCAGGAACACCAGTCTATGTTGACTATGTAATAGCAAATCTACAAGACATCGAATGCACATCAGAACAAACTGAAATATTAAATAAAATAAAAAATGAAGCCAAAACGTACAAAGGAGTAACACACATCTATAGTGCAGATAAAGTAGAACCTAATATTGAAGTTACATACTTAAAAGATATAGAAATGATGATAGGAGGATAAAAGATGGAAGAAATAATACAAAATATACATTTTACAAATATATGGTGGGCAATAGCAGTACCACTGATTTTAATGGTAGTAGATATTCTAACAGGGCTAGTAATAGCATGGAGAAATGGAGATTTCAAAAGCTCAATAATGAGAACAGGCTTGTCAAAGAAATTTGGCGAGCTTGTATACATTTTAGTAGGAATATTAACAAAATTTGCACTAGGAACAGAGCTAATATTGTATTTTACAGTAGGATATATATGTTTAATGGAATTATCTAGCTTAGCAGAAAACTGTGATAGATTAGGAGTAAAAATGCCAGATAAACTAAAAGAAAAGTTGAATAATGAAAAGGAGAAATAATTATTATGGAAGATAAAATAGTAGAAACAATGGAACTAGCTGAAGAAGATGCAAGAGGGGAGGAAAACGAATGAATATAGAAGAAAGATACTTAACAATAAATCCATATTCAAGGACAGGAGAAAAATTACAATCAGTTAAACAAATAGTAGTCCATTGGGTTGGAAATTCAGGAAGTACAGCAATAGCAAATAGAAATTACTTTGAAAGCCTAAAAGATAAACATATATATGCAAGTTCACATTATGTAGTAGGATTAAATGGAGAAATAATAAAATGTATACCAGAAGATGAAGTAGCATATCATGCAGGAAATAGGACAGTAAATAGAAATAGTATAGGAATAGAAAATTGCCACCCAGATTGGGATGGGAAATTCAATGAAAATACATATAATAGTTTGGTAGAGTTATGCGTAGATATATGTAAGAGATATAATTTAGGAATAGATAATATAATAAGACATTATGATGTAACAGGAAAAGAATGTCCGAGATATTATGTAAGAAATGAACAAGAATGGATTAAATTCAAAAATGATGTAGCAAATAAATTAGGACAAGCAATAACAAATATTGCAGTTCCAGAAAAGAAAGGAAGTGATGAACCAGTGAGAAGATATAAAAATGGTTCAACAAAAGAAATAATATATGCAGATACAGCATTAACAAAACAAATAGGAAGTTTAAGTCCATATGAGGAATGTGATTGTTTTGGAGTATTTAATAATAGACCAATGGTAAGATATAAGATAGATGGAAGTAACAACTACAAGATAGGATTCGCAAAATGGACAGGTGGAGTAAGATAATAAAAAATACACTAGCAATGCGAAGACTACTAATGTATTTTTGGTAATAAACAAAATATAAATTTATTACAATATTATTATATACAGTAATATAGAAATTATAAGAGGTAAATTTTAGCAATTTTGCTAGTTTGCCTCTTTTTTGTGTTTTATGAGGTATATAAGTATATTAAGTTATAAATAAAATGTTTTAAAATGGATTGTGAAGGGTTGATTTTTGGCTTAATTTTAAGCAAAATAAAGTTTTCAGGAAAGTATTGATTTATAAAATTTTATAAGATATAATATATAATAATTTGGGAATAATTAATATAGTAAAACATAATATTAAAAGGAGGGATTTATATGAGTAAAATAAAAGAAAAATTAGAAGATTTAACATCAAGAATATTAATAAATAATGATATGTATAATATCCCTGTTGACCCAGTAAAGATTGCAAAAACATATGATATAGATGTATATGAAGGAATATTGGACAACAAGATAGCAGGAGCAATAAGATATTATAAAGAAAAAAATAAGTTTGAGATATTAGTAAATAAGAATGACCCAATGGTAAAGAAACGTTTTACTATTGCAGAAGAATTAGGATATTATATATTATATGAAGAAAAAATAAAAAAAGAAGAAATACATGTCAATCTAATAGATAAAGAAATTAATGAAGAAGAAAAAGAAGTAGAATATTTTGCAGGAGCTCTACTTATAAATAAAATTTTGTTAGAGAATGTATACAATTCAAATAGTTCAATATTGAAATTAGCTGAATTGTTTAAAGTTTCAGTATCTTCAATGACATTAAGACTTAACGTACTAGGATTGCTATAGTGGGGCAAAAAACAAACATTCCTGCAGAAGACACAAAAGAGAATATAAGAAAAATGTTTGATTCAAAAGATAGAGTATCTAAGGTAAATGAATATAAAAGTGAGCAAATAAAACCCATAAATGAAATTAATAAAAAATGGGATATGAATGATAGAATTGTAGATTTATTTACTAAAAATATTAGTAAAGACCAAGCATTAAGAGAAAAATATGCTATTATATTAATAATTATATTGTCATTAGAATTAATTGCACTTATAGTTATTTTTATTTTAAAAGGGGCAAATGTACTTAATTATTCAAACTCCACTTTTAATTTATTTATAACAGGTGGATTAGCAGAAGTATTTGTACTTGTGAGATTAATTGTTCAATATTTATTTAAAGATAATCTTACAAATGCATTAAATATTATTTTAGAAAATAATAATCCAATTAAAAGATATACTAATAATTACAACAAAAATAAAATTAGTTATAAAAATAAAAAGAACTAGCAATAGTTCTTTTTATTCGACCACATTTCGACAAACTTTTCAAATAAAAAGTAATATAATAAAATAAATTCATATAAACCTAAGAAATTGCTCCTAAGTGGGGCTTTTTCTTTTGTATAAAAATAGCAAAAAAGTTAATACTAAAAATATGAAAGATTATTATAAAAATAGTAAAAAAGAGTTTATTAATTATATAAGAAAAAATCCATATTGTAGTAAAGAAGAATGGAACCAGTATGCACACGAAAACTGCTTATTTAGTGCATTTACTATATCATGTCATGAAATTACAGATAGCACATTAGAAATATTAAAAAAACAAAGTATTGATGAGTTTGAATTTTTAAAAGAAAAGTGTATAATAATAAAAAAACCAAAAACAAGAAATTTATTAAATAAAATTCGAAATGTTTTAAATTTTAAATAGAAAGAGTAGAAAAAAAATGTCAAAAGATGAAATGAGAAAAATAAGGAGTTTAAGAAACAAATTACACAAATCTATACAAAAAAATGGACTAAACTCAGAAGAAACAAGAAAAATTAGTAGTGATATAGATATATTAATAAATGAATATTATGATAGCATAGAACAAACAAAATATCCAAAAGATAGTGAAATGATAGAATATTTTAACAAATCATATGAAGCATTAAAAAATATGACAAAACAATTAAAAAAATTTCCTACAGTAAAAGAATGGAATAAATATGCAAAAGAAAATAATTATTTATTACATTTGCCATTAGAATACATCTCAAAATTAGACTGGAACTACTTGCAAGTAAAAGTAGAAAGGGAAATAAATTTAAAAATATAAAAAATTTTTTTTACTTAGAGCCTCAATAATTGGGGCGATTTTTTTGCTAAATTTTGTCGAAAATGACAGTACATTTCTTGACAATATTTCAATTTAATATAAAATAGAAAAGGAAGATAATCCACTACCAAATTTTTTATCTTCCTTTACACACAAAACATACTCAAGAGGTATGCTTAACGATAGTATAACCTCTTAAGTATGAATTGTCAACAATTTTATATGAAAGAGGTTTTATTATGAGAGAAGAAAATGAAATTGAAAATGTAAAAGAAGTAGAAGGAAATGTATTTGCAAAAGACAAAAGTAATAATATTCTTAAGAAAGATTTTATAAAAGAAGAAAGATATCAAAAAGTAAAAAAAGAAATGGGCAAGAAAGATGACTATTTTACTGTAGAAGAGCTTAAAAAAATTAGCGTAATTTTAGCGTAATTTATATGAAAAATGGTGCTTTTTTATGCTATTTTGTGTGATGATAAAAAGTGATGAAAATGTTGAAATATAAGCAAGTATAAGGATTTTTAGAAAATTTTAAAAAACGTAATAAGGTTCTCATAACCCGAAGGTCGTAGGTTCGAGTCCTACCCCCGCAACCAGTAATAGTAAAGGTTTCAGAATTTATCTGAAACCTTTATTTTATGATTTGGCGTAATTTTAGCGTAATATGGCGTAAAAATTAAAACAAGTCTTCTAAAATTTTACTTGCCTTTTTATCTTCTTCAGGAATTTGGTCTAAATAGTAATTTGCAGCCGTTGATGGTAAATGTCCTAATCTTTTTGCTACACTAACGACATCTAAACCTTGATTTACTAAAATACTTTCATTTAAAGCTCTTAAATCTTTTAAATTTATATCTCTTAAATTATTTTCTTTTAAGAAATTTTTGAAATTATCTGAATAAGTATCAGGATGCATTGAAAATAAATTTGTCTCTTTATCTGGTTTACCTAAAAAACTATAATATTGTTTAATTTTATCTATATAAGAATCAGGTACATAGAATAATCTAGTTTTTTCATTTTTAATATCTTTTAATGTAGTTCCACCTTTAATTGCCACTTTATTTTTATTAAAATCTATTGTTTTTTTATCAAAATTAATATCTTTAAAAGTTAATGCTAATACTTCACCACGCCTTGCACCAGTATAAAACGATGTGTATATAGCAATTTGTAGTTGTTTATCTTCTAATTTTTCCAAAGCTTCTATAAATAATCTTATCTCATCGTAGCTATACAATACAACCTTCTTTTTAGGTTTTTCTAAATTTTTTGGTATGCTAATCTTGTCAGCGACATTAGTCTGTAAATAATCCCATTCAACAGCTTTGTTTAGAATTGATGAGATTAGCTTTATATAGTTTTTTGTGGTTTTAGACGACAAATTATATTCTTTAACTAATTTATTGGCAAATTCTTGAACATGAAGTCTTTTAATGCTAGTTAATTTCATTCTGCCAAAGTCTTCTAATATATATTTGTTTAATCTGTTTTTATAGTCATTAAGAGTAGTTGGAGATAAGTTGTCAGTTGCATATTTATCAATAAACATTTGAGCAAATTCTACGAAAGTGATACTTGATTGCCTACTATATTGACCTTTTTCTACTTCAGCTACAAATAAAGCTAATTTTCTACTAGCTTCAGTTGGAGAAGAAGCAGAAACATATTGACTATATCTCTCTCCTTCAAACATATACTCTAATCTCCATCTATTTTCTCCAGTTTTTCTTTTAGTTCCTGCCATATTAATCCTCCTATTTATTAAATTCCATTTTTCCTACATATTTTCCTAATATCTTAATAGGTGTAGTTTTATCATATATTTGCATTTTAAAAGAGTCATCATTTGAATCAGGTTCTAATATCACAACATCTCCTTGCTTAGTAAATTTCTTTAAAGTTGCATCATATCCATTCACAAGAACTACTGCAATTTCTCCATTTTCTACTATATCTTGTTTATGAATTAAAGCAAAAGCTCCATTTTTTACTATTTTATTCATACTTTCACCATTTACACGTAAAAAGAAATGTTCTTCTGGTTTTACTATTCCCATTAAATCTGAATCAAGTGGTAATCTACCTTCTATACATTCTTCTGCCCAATTTGGTTGACCAGCTGAAATCTGTCCGTAAACAGGGCACATAAAATATTTAATTTCTTCATATCTAGGTGCATCTGCATTTAATATAAATTCTTGGTCATCATCTAACATCTTTAATAAATCTTCTATAGATAAATTCATGGCTTGTGCTACATATTTAACTGTGTCTAAAGTAGGAGCAATAGGTTTACCCGTTCTAGGGTCAATATTTTTTTCAAGTGCTGCTATATAAGTATGGCTTAATCCACATCTTTTAGCAAAATCTCTTTGAGATATTTTTGGATTAAAAGATTTTCTATAATTTAAGATTATATCTCCTAATATCATTTTATAAAACCTCCAATATATTGATATAACCCTATTGTACAACATAATGAACAGAAAGTCAAAAAAAATTTTTATTTTTTTGTACAACATGCTTGACAAAGAAGAAATATAATGATACTATGTGTACAGCAAGTTGAACAAAAAGGAGGGGGAAAAGTGAAAAATATTGTTAAAGAAGCAAGAGAAGAACAAAACATGACACAAGAAGAGTTAGCCAAAAAGTCGGAAGTTTCAAGAACTACTATATCAGAATTAGAAAACAATAAGGCTGAAGTAATAACAAACACCACATTAGAGAAAATAGCAAATGCGTTAGGGAAAAAAGTACCAGATATTTTTTTTAAAGATTAAGTATAACATGTTATACAAAAGATATAAACTTATACTTGACAAAATAAAACCTACGGTTTTATCAAAATAAAACATTATATGTATGATTATGCAAAAGGAGGTGTAAATATGTCAAATCTATTAACAACAAAACAAGCAATGGAGTACTTTAATGTTAAAGACAGTAGGACAATACAAAAATTTATAAAAATGGGATTGAAGTTTATTCCTATAGGAACAAAAGATTTTAGATTTAAACAAGAAGACTTAGAAGAATTTGCAGAACATTTAAAAGAATTAGCACAAGAAAAAATAATACAAGCAAATCCAATAAGAAAAAAAACGAAACATAAGACAGTTAATATTGATTATGAAAAAAGAAGAATTAATTTAACCCAATTAAAAGTAGTTTAGAAAGGAGTCAACCAAATGAAAATTGAGGGTTCAATACAAGAAATAAAGGAATTTATAAAAGAATTTCAAAGTAAAGACACAATATTTACAAAACAACAGTTAAATCAAATAAGAGAAGAAATTTCAAGAAAGGAGGAAAACAAATGGAAAGAAACTGGAAAAATTTTAAAATAGACCCAAACAAAGTATACAAAAGAATAGGACAAGTAGTAGCATGGGTCAGTTTATATATAGGAGGTATAGTGTTTTGCTACTGGATGTTTTTGAGTGGAATGACATACTAAAAAAGAAAGGAAAAAAGAGAAAATGAAATTTAAAAAAGAAAATTATGAGGCAAAAATAGAAAACAGAAATGTTTTAATAGCAGATTTGCAAAATAAGATTAAAGAATTACTAGAAGATTTTGTAATAACAATAAACGAGTTACAAGATATACAAGCGATGAAAATTAGAGAAGAAGAAAAAGACAAAATGAGGAATGTAATTATTAACAATAAAAGAACAAATTATGTAACAAAATTAATAGAGTTATCTAACACCGACCAAAGCAATAGATAACTCAAACATACACATATATAAATATATGATTCTACTGTTATTATAGCATTTAAAACAGTAGAAATCAAGAGGGAGATAAAAATGGAAAGAAAAATTGATTTAGGAGAAACAAAAGGAATAGAAAGAAAATTTGACAAATTAGGAAGAGTAGTAATACCAATAGAATTTAGAAACACTTTGAGATTAAAAGAAAAAGATAATGTTGAAATTTATTTATTACAAGATGGAATTTTTATAAAGAAGGTGTAAATATGTTAGAAAACAGAATGGTCACAGATGACTACATAGAAACAAATAATGATTATGATAGTTATTTAGAACATTTATTTGAAAAAGATGATGAATATTATGAAGATGAAATTTATGAAAGGTTGAGTGAAGAATAATGAACAATGATTTAGTAAAAGTAAAGCAATTACCTGTAATAGAAGAACAATTAAAAAAGGTTAGCTTAAAAATAGATGAAGAAATGAAAGGCATTGACAATTTAGTTTGTACAGAAGAATCAATACAAGTTTTAAAAAAATTAAGAGCAAAATTTAATAATGAATTTAAAGAATATGAAACACAAAGAAAAGGAATTAAAGAACAAATATTTAAACCATATAATCAGTTTGAAGATATTTATAAAGTATGTATATCAGATAAGTTTAGAAATAACGATTTAATTCTAAAAGGAAAAATTAATACGTTTGAAAATGAACAGAAAAATAAAAAAGAACAAGAAGTAAAAGATTATTTTGAAGAATATAAAACAGCAAACAATATTGATTTCATTACATATGAACAAGCAAGAATAAATGTAACATTATCAGCAAGTATGAAAAGTTTAAAAGAGCAAGCAAAACATTTTATAGACAAGGTAGAAGAAGACTTACAACTAATTGAAACACAAGAACATAAAGCGGAAATATTAGTTGAATATAAAAATAGCTTAAATGTAAGTAATGCTATTACAACAGTAACAAATAGAATTAAAAGTATTGAAAAAGAAAAAAGAAAGCAAGAAGAATTTATAAAAGAAGCTAGTAAAGCAGTAATTATACCAGTTGAGGAAAAGCAAGAAATATTGCAAGCACCAGTAGTTAAAGAAGAACAAGAAGAATTATTTACAATGAGTTTTAAAGTAAAAAATGAAACAAAGCCAAGATTAAAATTAATAAAAGAATTTTTAGATAATGGGGGATATGATTATGAGTAATGTAGGAAATAAGAGTGATTTAATAAAGAAAGAAGAAGAAAATATGATTTCTTTAATAGACCAGACAGGAGTAGAAACAGCAATTGAAAAATTGGTAATAAAAAATAATTCTTTATTACCTCAAAATATAGCAATTGACAGGATAAAAAATAGTGCAGGATTTTATATAACAAACAGAGAAGATTTAATGAAACTCGATGGAAATGGAAAATTACAAATGCTTTATGGTGTATTAAAAGAAGCTATGGTTGGATTAGAAGCAGGGACAGATTTTGACATAGTCCCATTTAAAGGAAAGCCAGTAATAACAAGAAAAAAAGAAGGTTGGTTTAAAATAATAGACATGATAAAGCCAGCTGAAATAATGAGATTTACTGTAAATGTAATTTTCAAAGGAGATGAATATTCTTTTGACCCAGTAAAAGAAGAATTAAAGCACATAAAGAAAGTTGAAAGTGATAAATATGAAGATATTGAAGGAGCATATTGTTATATAAAATTTGCAAATGGATTTGAAAAGACAATATTTATGAGCAAGAAGGATATAGATACAATCAAGAAAGTATCTCCTAGTGCATCATCTTCATTTAGCCCATGGATTACTATGCCATCAAAAATGGTAAAAACAAAAGTTACAAAAGAAATGGCAAAAGAATTATTTACACTATTTAGTAGTAAAGTAAATTATATATTAGCACAAGCAATTGGTAATGATGAACAATCAATATCAAGAATAGACCATAAAGGAAATATACAAAACGATA